AGATACGATATGCCGTAGAAGTTTTCGTTCTGATTGTGATCGATGTAGTAGTCATTGGTTACATCAGTGACGTTTGTTACGTCTGTATCAATGAAGGTTGCGTTAGGTCCTTTGTATACCTTCGACAGTCTGAATACATCAGGAACCCCAAGAGCCCATGGGCCTGAGTTAACACTAGTGTTGTTTGCCGTTCTGATACGTACAAACTTATCTCTTGTAACTGTCTTAGATACAGGCTGGGTGTTCGCAGTACGAATGTTGTATGCAATTGCTACGTTAGCGGCAACGTTTAATGACAGCCCCATGCTAAGAGTTAGAGTGTTCGATCCCGCATTCACGTTTACTGAACGAGTACTTCTCTCCAATGAGATAGGAACATACTTAGGGAAGTAAAGCTGTACGTTAGCACCAGTGTTCGCAGCACCGATTGCAAGTGCAGGATTAGCCTTAACAAACAGCACTTGGTTGTTTACAATGTTATTAACCTGGGCAACCGTGTTTGCTGTTGAGTTAGCAATACGAATGAAGTCTCCAGCTGCCAGTTCGGTAGCAAAGGATGTAGAGGTTCCGTTTACCTGTGTCGATGTTGTGTTACAAGACAAGCTACCTGAAAGGTTAGCTGCAGCTCGCACATCAACGATAGGCATGATGTGAAGATCTTTTTCTTGAACAGTTGAAAGCGTTGCACTATTTGTATAAGGAAACGTTTCGGATCCAGATGTCGTGAACGAAAGTATACCATTTGCAGCAATGCTGTAGTCTGTTTCGTTCGTTGTTCTATAGATGTAGGCAAGATTGTTAGATGATTTAACAGCCTTAACACCTGCAGGGTATACAAGGGCAGAAAGGTTGTTGTCTTTCAGAACAGCCACACCATTCTCTAATACAGCATCTGCCACACCCTTATGAGTAGCGCCATTACTGAAGATGGATTTAACTAGCGAGAAGTTCTGAGCTGTTGCTACTTGTACGTCAAAGAGATACAGACGATACACAGCTTCGGGTGTTCCCGGCACACCAGATTCTAGTACAAGCGAACGAATACGCGCTGTGCCAAGGGATGTTCCGAGTCCGGCAGCTGATGGTGTTCCACCTGGAGTGGAGGTCAGATAAGTTGCTGGTGTGGGGTATAGATTTACAATATCACCAATGTTGAACTTGAATACACCACCTAGTTGATTGATGCGGATGTAGTTACCATAGTTTAGAGATACCTGAGCAGCTGATGCAATCCGAGTGTCCGTTCCCTTTGCAACATTGGCAGTGTAGTTTGTAAATGTTTCTACACGATATCCGTTCAGGTAACCTTTACCTGGATCGATCTGAATGCGGAAAGAAGTTGCTTCGTTGGCAAATGTAGTAGCGTGTACAGTTGTCATCAAGAATTGATCGATAACATAGTTACCCGACTCTTCAGATGTACGGCGAGCTAGTTCGTCCCCAATAACATTATAGAATGTCTGGCGATTCTGCTTGAAAGGAGCTCCCTCAGCAAACTCGACAATAGAGAAGAATTCGCTATTCGACTGAGATTCTTCTGAGTCTACAACAACCAACGATGGAGTCAGCTTAAGACGATTAGCGCCAGGAGCCACATAGTTAGGCTCACCAGTAGCGTTATCGAGAAGACTTGTATCTTGATTCGAGTTGATGATCTCTTCTGTAGTAAAGAAGCCAACTGCCTTAGCGTCAGGAGTGTTGGAGTATTTTTCAACTACAACTAGCTGCTCACCGACACGCGAGAAGTAACCTTTTTGATATACTACACCAGGAGTCACTGTGATAGCATATCCAGAGCCAATAGCATTGGCTGTATTGTTTGCAACAGTGATCTGCGTCAGATAGTTTTGAGCTACGAGATTAGCGTTCTCAATTTGCTGAGTATTAGCAGTGCCGGATGTAAGAGATACAGTTGGTAGTACGTAGTATCCCGAACCCTTCGAAGTAATAGTGATAGAGTCTACTTCACCACGCGAACCAGTCTTGAGGGCGCCGGTAGCTCCACTACCGATGATGTCTACGATAGTAGCTACTGACGATGGAGCTACGTTAGAAGATTGTACAGAGGTGTTAGTTGTAAATGTCCAGAGATCGGTATTACCTGTCTGTAGATCAGCTGGTCTTGGCTTGAAGCGAAGAATTACTACTTCTGCGTTTGATGTGGTATCAACCGCCACAACCTGTACGTTAGCGGATCCAGATCCGATGTAGTCGTTTACGTAGAAGTTATTGGCAAATGTAGTACCACCTGATGAATTCTGAATAGCAATAGCTGATAGAATTACAACAGTGTCAGTGTTAGAGAAGCCAGATGAGTCATTGTAAGAAGTTACCGACTCGATGACCGAGCGAGGGTCGTATACAGTCAGAGTCTGGTTAGCTGCGAACGTTGCTTGTTCAGTAGCCGTACCACCTACGTTTGCAAAACCTGTATTGATGTATCTGACATACAAAGTATTCAGATTAGGAGTTTGTGATTCGAATCCAGCTACAGCTGTTGCTACCTTAGCTACAAGTGGAGTAAGGTTAGCTTGATTTCGTACATGGTAGTTAGCAAACATATCCACGTTTGCAGGAGCGCCATCTGTCTGATTGTCTTTAATCTTCACATATGGGAAGACGTTATGATAGATGATCGAGCAACCATTGATGATTGTGCCAGCCTTAAAGATGTTATCTCCAAAGCGTTCAATCTGCTTTTGCAGAATAGTCTGCAGCTGATTGAGCTCGCGAGTCTGCACAGAAACGCCAGGTCTAAACAGAACCTTATAGAAGTCTTTGTTTTCATTGTAATCGTCAAAATGTGGCGATACGCTCAGATCTGTCTGAATTGGCATTTAACTTAAAACTCCAGTATTAATTTAACTGTTTCTGTCTGGGTGTCTGATCTTGAGATGGGTGAAAGGTTTTCGACGTAGACAATTTGCCCACTATCCTTTTCTATCTCTCCCTCGTATTTAGCTGTGACAGTAAACGTGGCATCACTGTTTGCTCCAGTAATTACTTCCCCAATCTCAAAAACATTGTTAGCATTTGTCACTAACATGGTTGATGAGTTGCCTGAATGGAAGCGCGCCTTCGGCTGAGCATATGAAAGGGCAGCACCTTGTGAGGTTTCTTGTACGACTAGCTCATCTTCTAGGAACGTGCCGCTTGTAAGCGAACCGACGAATCTTGTAAGCTGGGTGAACGTATTGAATCCATTGGGGTTGCGGCCATGGATAGAAACTGGTAAAGCAGCAGCAACATTGACCACCGAGGTGCAATATGATTCTCCTCCTACTATTCTTAAGCTAGTAGTAAGACCTGCAGTTGAAATACCTGATACAGTAATCTCACCTGCAGCGTTACCTACCATCACGCCATATGACACAGCGTTCACATATGAGATAGTAGCTCCGGTGCCTGTGAATGTGGCATTAGTGGTCAATGTCATGGACGTGTTTGAAGAGATTGTGGCTACTTTGGTGAATATGTTTTCTGAGCCATTAGTGATAAGAACATAATTGTTTGTAGCCAGAGCCTCCTGGAAGAATGTTCCAGTGCCAGTTACAGTAGAGCTGCCTTGAGTAACAGCAACTGTACCAGCTAGCTTCATGTCTCTGTACTGATAGATGTTCTCGCCTACTTCGAAAGCTCCGAGAGTATTATTTTGATCGATACGAATAACAAGATTAGCGAAGAGAGGATCCTTAAGGATACCGACCTGGCGATAGTCGTTCTCAATATTGAGAGCTTCTTCGTCCTGAACAAACTTTGTTGTGATACCTGCATACACAGCATTGAGCTCTGCAGCTTGATTGGATCCATGACCTCCTGGAGGAGAAACAATAGCTCTTAGAACCGCGTTACTTGCAACAGCAACGGTTGCATCTGGACGAATGACTACGTTAGCTGATCTATATCCAGAACCAGCGTCAAGTATCTCTACTTTGTAGACAGAGTTACCTGTGTTAGCATTGATCAGCGCACGAGCAATACAGTTTGTTTGCTTCTGACCGCCTGTATCATATACTTCTACATATGGGTAAATCTCAAAGGTATCTGTAGGAGCTACGTTGCCTGACCATGCTTGGTTGAGAACAAGAACTTTCTTACCGCCCGAGATATAATAATCTGTGACAATACGATACTCGTCGATGGCATCGCCATTAGTCATCTTTATCAAGCAGTTGTTATAGAAATTCTCGTCACTCGAAGCTGTAGGGTTGATGGAGTAACGAAGGGGGTTACCTAGCACCTTTACAGTTTCAATCTCGCCTTGGAAGTAGTTGTCGTATCCAACTCCTCCATCCTGGATGTTGATAACTTCAATAGCTCCTGGAGTCGCATTAGCAACTACAACATTATTGGGCGTAAGTGGAACGTAAGCATCTGTAGCAAACTTATCCATCATGTACGAATTCGCTGTGTACATGTACTTCCAGATATAGTCGTCAGAAAGCTCTATTGGATTGATGTCTGTTCCATAAGGCTCAATAGTAGAGTTAGACCCACCGTTATTGTACAGACACTTGTACACGTGGTAATTGTCGCCTTCTTGAACACCTACAAAGTTGACCAACGGCGCATATGAACCAGCTGTGTCATCGTACTGAGCGTAGAGTCTATTAGAAGAGTAGTCGAATCGCTCAACAAGAGGAACGATATCAGTAGGGTTGATGCGCTTTCCAAAAAGCATATCATTGTAGATGTCTCTTACGTTGTTCTGAACAGAATCAACAGGAGTAGGGATTACTGCATCTGAGTTATTGAAATATGGAGTGTGCTTAGCAGCAAAGACATAGTACGCGCTCTCACCTTGCACAGACTGTATGAAATCTTGTGCAACTGTTACGTTGAGACTCTTAGATACGTTGATAGTATTTGCCATATTTCCTTAAGCTCTTTTAGATTTATTTATCATGAAACTGTAACAGATGAGAAGGCATATTTGGTTTTAAGTGTAGACTTATCATCAATAGCCACGGACCCGAATAGTTTAGTTCCTGCTGTATGCATAACCTTCAAGAACATATCCTGATATTTATCGAATGGAATACGACTCAGAATCTCATATGAATATTCTTGGTAATACTCACCATCATGGATCTTGGATACCGAAGAGCTCAAGAAGCCTTTAGATGTTCTGTAGTAGCCTGATCCAGTACCGAGTCCATCCACTATTGCTTTAGCTTCACCAGATCTCTGGCCGTCTTCGGACGTGTAAAGCATGATCTCGCCGTTGTGGTAGCCAACACCTGAGTCTATGATCTGCAACGAAGTAACCGTACCAACAGCAGTAATAACGTTGGCTTCAATCTGAGCATTGAGACCAATTGGCAAAACATCATCCTGGCTGATCGAAACAAGATTAGCAGTGGCTCCGGATTCTTGTCCCACGATCTGCAGCTGGGATTGCCATATGTTATTAAACTGCAATCTCTTTACATACAGTAGCGAGCTATTGCTGCCCTCTTTAATGATTCCCTTGCCCGTATAGGTAATGGACTCAGTGGTAACAGCGCTGATAGTAGTGTTGACAAGGTTGTTGCTGAAAGCTACTAGCTTAGTTGCGTTTGCTGCAAAGGTGCCTTGAACGTTAGCTACAAGAATGGTGTTTGTTCCATCAGTGGTGTCTGTGATGTAACCGTTTGCAGTGCCCTGTTGTACGAACATGCCAACTTCAAAGGGAACACTATTGCCAACAGTAAGCGACTTAACAGTAGATGTCACATTTTGCTGAAGTATTCTTTCACCAACCTGGAACGCCCCGTTTACATTTTCAATAGACATTACATAGTCACGCTTATCGAAAGGAGCTATGTATGGCTGATAAGCAAGAACGTAAGGATTGGTAGTATAAGCTGCACCAGGGTTGATAGAAGTAAGTCTGCCTATTGTACCAATCAAGAAGTTATCAAAGTTGAGACAGTTGAGAATAACCGTTCCTGAATTGCCACCAGGAGCTTTAGGGAATCCATACTCAAGGGCATCAATAGGAACAGTCATAAATGCCTGGTTAGCGCCCATAGATGGTTGGTTATTGGACTTGAGAAGATCGGTATTGAAGTATACCATTTCATCATCTGCAATCGAACCAACTCTGAAAGCTGCTCCAGAACCAGCGCTGACTGTTGTGACGTTAGCAGTCGTTCCAGTGTTTGAGGAAAACACTCCAGCAGACACTGCGCTAGTAAAGTTGTTGACAATATTATACACGCCAACGGTGAAGGTTATATTGCTTAGGACTGCCGTAGTAGCTTTGTTGCGCACAAGGATCTGATTAGAAGGAACAAAGACACCCTTGAGTTCAGAGATTTCAATTTCACCCGATGTCACACCAAGAGTAGTAGAAACCACCATAGCGTTTGCTACTTCGACGCCTTGAGTATTCAGCTGATATATTTCATCGTCACGGATGATTGGGCCGACGAGAGATGAGACACTAAAGGTAGCTGTGTTAGGAATACCCATAACATCAGCTCGAGCAGACGTATTGGTTACCGCCGCTACGTTAGCGAAGACTGCAGCATTGGATGACAGGTATACTGTGTTGCCCGCGCCGAAGGATCCATTAGCGAGAGCAATGTTGAGAAGGCCATTTGCTTGAGCTAGCGTGCCATTTGCGTTGGAGATAATAACACCAAAAGCATTATTGACACTCGAGTTACCAATGTGTACATTCTGGCCGTCAACAAACAGCTGGTTGTTGCTAGCGTTACCGTATGTGATCTGAGATAGTGGCTGAGTGAATGGTTCGAGATAGTTGAAATATCTCTTGTGTGCAATCGTGGTGACTACTAGATTAGCATTCGTACCGGTAGTCGCGCCACCGGTAGCATTTGTAATCGAATAGTTGGTTGGGTTGAGTACATAGAAACCAGAACCAGGATTATCGACTGTAATTTGTTGGATAACACCCGATCCACTAGTGAGCAACTTACCAACTGCATTAGCAAAGCGGCCAGGAACAACTACAAGGTCTGTGTTGTTGTATCCAGATCCACCTGTAGAACCTACTGTGATAGTACTGACTGTATTAGATACGGTGATGTTAGTTAGGGTGAGAACTTTCTCTGATACAATTGACTGAGTTCTCTTTGCAAGATCACCTGCACTATATGAAGGATCAGCAGACTCGGTGTAGCCCCATCCGCCATCTACAAAGATGAAGTCAACAATCCCTGTGGTATCATCAACAGAAGCCACACGAGCAAGTCCATAGTCCCCACGTACTGAGTTAAAGGAAACAATATCTCCAACTCTGAATAGTTTGGATCCAGAGATAATATCAACAGACGTCAGAGACCCTACAACCTTCGGAGAGTCATGATAGATAATATCCGACTTCAGAAACTCTGTATTCTCAAATACGCCCTTGACGTTAGACAGATACAGGACGTGGACAATACCGTCTTTAATTTTTCTCTTGATGTACTTTTCTACGAAAGCGGTAGCTCCGGAAGTGACGCCAGTAATCTGCTTGCCTACAAGCTGGATCGATCTGCGAGTGCCAGTTACTTCCAGATACTGAGGCTTATACCATTCACCAGCAGATAGACGGAAGATCTTTTCGCCAGGATACTCTACTTTAGCTTCTGTAGCATAGATCAGACGGAAGAACAGGTCAATGGATCTTGATGTGCCTTTTGAGCGATATAGATCCAATGAGTTTTTCATCAAAAGCTTTTTGTTGGTAGCAACATCAAACTCAATGTTCTTCAGATACTTTTCTTTGAAATGAACAATGTACTGTTCAAGAGTAGAGTCTACGTCTCTGATGTTAAGAAGATTTCTTGCATGATAAAGAGGGTTGACATTTTTCTGAATGCGGATATAAGAGTTGCCACCCGAAGTAGATGACAAAGGCACATAGTCATTACACAGAACATTACAACGGAATGAATCGAAACCGTTTACCTTGACAAGAGCTCTATCAGCTTCCAGGCTGATGATGGTGCCTGTAGTATTGCTTTGAGTAACAGTATCCCCTACCACGAAGCCTGTATTAGACTCGAGAGTCAGTTCCTGGTGGTTCTGCTCTAGCCATTCGAAGTAGGCTTGAACAAACGTTATGAAGTTCTCCCCGTCCTCTTTGTAGAACTGGGGGAACATGTTTTGAACAAACGGGGAGATTTTGGCTTCGATATCTCTCATTAATTACTGCCTTACAGGAACAATAGTAAGTACTACGTCTTCTTCGATAATATTTAGAATCACGTTATTCAGTGTTGTTATATCTTTGAACCTTGGCACTGCATAGAACTTGATGCCGGCATTTTCAAAAGCAATTACCGCAAAGTTAGCTACCTGTACAAGACCAGTCTCATAGTTAATTGTACCTATGTCGGTGATTTTTAGATCCGACACAACAGAGTGAACAGCTAGTACACCGTTACCATCATCTTTAATATAGGCCTTTTGCCCAGTGATGTAAGTAAAGCGAGATGACTGAAGTGTGTTGGCCCCGAAAACTTGAGATGGTGTTTTGTCTAATTCAAGATTGAACTTGACGTCGAATGTATCCGTAGCTCCTACAATAGAAGGATTATACACTTTAACAAGACGGAATTGGGTTTCGTTTGAAATAATTGATGTCTGCGAAGAGTCGATTGCTTGTACTAGCTTCGAGTATCTGAACACTCTATTAAAGTTATTCAGCTCATCTGCAGCGTATTGGAGGACTGCAGACTTGGCAAGAGTATTAACATCATCTGCTGTGAGGCGAGTCGTGTTGATGTTGTACTTGATAGACGAGATGATATTGAGATATGTGTATTCAGGATCAACGAATATAGGATCAATCGATACAGGTGAACGAGGCTTCAAGAAGCGATAATATTCGTTTCTCTTCGACTCTGGAAGACCATCAACCTCATTGAGATCGACTGCAACAAACACCCTACCGTACTGTGGAGGATCTAGATTCTCTCCTCCGTATGCAGCCACGGCATTGATTTCTGGGAAGTTGATCTTCAGAAGGTTTTCATAATCTTCTGCTGTGATCGCTCGTTCTTGAGTAGTGAAGTGACGAGGGGCGTTATACTTAATAGAATCAATAGACTCTGATACGGATCCGCCCGAAGCCTTATTCTGTACAGTGACAGTGATATTAGACTCGCCGCCGATTGTAGAATCGGGATAGAAGTTGTCGCAACCATTAGGCAGCTGACCATTAGAGATTCTGTATTCAACTACGATTATTGAGTTGTCTTTTGGTCTTCTACCCGTTACACCATCTCCGAATACAATCTCATACGAGTCTGCTTCCGCACCTTGTACGAAGAATACTTGAGATGTAGATTGGAGATCAAACAGAGAAGACGCTCTGGTGTAGGTAAGAGTAGTTGCACCAACATCTTCGATAACCGTTACAGAGATGGATGAAGTATCCACATTCTTATTTGTCAGCTGGAATTGCTGTCCGTTATCTGATCTGAAGGTAAATGTATCTGTTACATAATAGCCTTCGTAGAGGGAAATATTATTACCCGTAAAGGTGACTGTATCATTTGCATTAATCTGAACGTCAGAGATTACAATATTCTCTCCGGTAGTAAACGTAAAGTTTTGCTGACCAAAACGAGAGGTGAACGATGTGCCCTTTGGCATCGTGATAGAGCGCTTTGAGCTGTCTGTCGAATTGATTGTAATCGAAACATTGGCTTCTGCAGACTTAAACGAACGAGGCACGTAGTTAAGTTCTTTGGCGTGAGAGACAACAGAGTCTCTGATCACGGCCGTATCCATGAACATTTCGTTTCCGATCATGTTCAGATAGAATGCATTATGGTAAGTGTTATAGGCAAGCAGATCGAGCAGCACGTTCATATTCGAGCCGTCGAAGTCGTAATCGTTAAACCTATCCTGAGACCTCATGTACTGCTTAAGAGTATTCTTAAGAGTATCGAAGTCTAGGTTACTCAGTATTAAACTGGAATTTGCTGCCATTATCTTACTCTGTCTAATGTAATGTTGAGAGTTACTGGGTCCTCTTTATTTATGATCATAAAAGTCATAGATACCTTGTAGAGGTTATTATTATAGTCTGGTTCGACTGCAAGGTCAAGTACTTTTGCACGTGGCTCATGAAGTTGAATTGCTTCTTGAATGTACTGAGAGATCAGCTCTGCACTAGCAGGAAGCATTGGCTCGAACAACATTCTTTTGATATCACTACCTAACGAAGGCTGGTATAATCTCTCGCCCTTGTCGGTGAGGATGATATTCTTCACCGAACGAATCACGGCTTGTTCATTTACAAAGCGAAGTACGTCTTTGGATACAGGATGAGGAACGAGATCTGCCAAGAAGTCAGAATATATCTGATTCTTAACATCCGTCTGAGTGATTCTATCTGCTCTTGTTATTGCCATTTTCTTACCTTAGATAGCGATGTAACGTACGACGATCTCATCGGCTGTGAATGGAGCCTCGGAGAAGGTCAGAGTCTGAGCAACCACCGTGTAGTCGCTGGTTGGATCCTGAACCGCGCCATTGATAGAAACAATAGCGTTGTTTGTTGTTGATTCGTAAGCAAGCGTAAACACGACATTAGAGCTATTACCAACGAATGTATCAATCGAGAAGTTAACCACTCCGCCTGCACCTCCAGAAGATACCCCAATGAGACCAGTAGATAGAGCATGCACGGTAGCCTGTCCTCCTGAAGAAGTTCCTGTAACAGCACAGGTTAGAGTACGGCCTTCGTCCTCTTGATCGATGGTATACGAATTTGTATTTGCGTTGTGAATGTTTGCTCTGAGATGCGCCCACTGCCATTGATATGTTAAGGTAGGAGATCCTGTCCAGGTCCCAGTCGAAATTGAAAGTACTTCTCCGACATTAGCTGTGCCTGTTATCGTAGGAAGAACGGTGCATACAGGAGCGTTGCTGACTACATTAGATGTGAATAATGTATTGGCAGTATCACCACCAGCACCATTATCAGCTGATACAGTACAAAGGATAGCATATCCCACATCATTAGACGTGGGTACATATGTTACTAGGTTTGCGCCATAGATCGGAGCATCATTCTTGTACCATGAGTAAGTGTAGACAATGTTGCTGCCTGTCCACGTACCATTGTCAACTGTAAGAGTTTCTCCTACGATAGCGCTTCCTGAGAGGGAGGGAGCTACTGTATTGACAGGAGGTGGTGTTGAGATAAACGCATTTACGTTATTGGTAAATTCATTAGCTTTACCTGCGTCTACCGAAGCTGTGAATGCTGCCGAGCTAGAAGTGTCTACTTCGAATGGAACACCAGTGAGCTCAGAGATGGCTCCACCAGCAGCTCCGATAGCCTGTAAACTTGGACCGACGATAGCATCGACGCTGCTGGCTGTTTCTTTGATTGTATCGACGAGCTGATCTGTGAGTTGAATAGCATCATTGACTGCACCAACGAGATCTGCAATACCTGTTTGGCAGATGAGATCGTTTACTTCATTAGCAATCTCAGAAGCGATTTTAGCTACTTGTTTGTCGATAGCACCCTTGGCTTCTTTAAGCAAAGCATTGACTGGATCCAGTACATCGTCTAAAGTATCCACAGCACACTGCTTGAGCTTAGGTTGTATATCTTCTACAACTTGGACGAAATCATTAATAGCCATAGCCAGGTCAATTGCCTGTCTCAATAGCTTAATATAATTCTCGACTTGAGGTGTGATAGTTCCAGTGACAAGTTTTTTCGCCCATGGAATAATCTTCATGGGGTTCGTAGGGATCTTTACGATAGGCAGATACTTGCCCAGGAGCTTCTTGGCTTCTTCCTTGACGTCTTTTACCAGGCCATCTAGCTCATCGCCTGTAATACCAAGTTGCATCTTGATATGGTCACAGTCGGTAGCATTCTTAAGGTCGTTAGTAAGCTCTCTGATACGCTTGGTGTTTACAGCCAGCGACTCAGATTCTACCTTGTTATTATCTAACTTGTCTGTGATGTCCTGATTACAAGCCATTCCGACCCTTAGTAAATGTTAGATACGATGCCCTTTGAGACATGTACCGTTTTGCCAGATGGCGTTGTGAACGAGCCAGTAGCGCCTGTGCCAGACGAAATAGATCCGAGAGTAGTAAGACCACCCTGAGTGACTGCAACACCACCAGGACCAGCCATAGCAATACTACCACCTGATCTTAATCTTATACCACCCTTACCGAATAAGGAAAGAATGCCCTTAGACGATATTGTAACATCACCTTCTGTAGCAGAGGTCATATTGCCTTTTACTACAGCATTCATATTACCTTGGACTTGTAGATTACAATCGCCCTTAATGAATATGTTTTTATTCTTCCCGACAATATCAAACGAATCATCAGGTGTTTTAATAACCATTTGCCCAGTTCTATTTATTTCGATATAAGCACCGGCCGTATGATAGATGTGGACACGTTCGTTACCAGGAGTATCATCTAGCTCAATGACATGCCCTGCTTCTGTGCTGATTACCTTATTGTACGGATACTCAGCCTTGTAGGGAGAATCAGGCTCTGCTTCGCCTACTTTGTCTTTTCTGAGGACCTGTTGACCTCTTGCTAGTTTATTAATAGCATGTCTGGCTTCAGACGGAATAGTAGGAACGGATCCGATAATCAGAGGCAGCTGTTTTTCTTGTCCATCAATAAAGAATCCGATTACTCTGGATCCTTTCTGTAGGCTAGGAGTCTCCCCGATACCATCCGTACCTGCAGATGTGACAGGAGTCATTACCTGAGCCCAGTCAAGATCCTCTGTAGTTACATCCGTATCATCTTCGTGTAGGATACGAACCTTAACGCGGCCCAGCTGTCTAGGATCATTGACCTCTTCGACAATTCCGATAAACAAACGAAAGCCTTCTTCACCAATTGCTTGAGTAGTCATTATGCAACCTCCGTCAGTGAGCCCTTAATGAGCTCTAGTGCCATTGTGTGCTGAGGTCTATCGCCATTCGTAATCATATGTCTGACTTTGGCCACAAGATAGTTACCCGAATCTAGTCTGGAAATACCTTTATCATTGTTGGCAGTAGTTGCAGACGGGAACGAACATTTAATCATATCCCCAACAGTAATATCAGAATCACCATAGATGTGAATCAATACAATATTCTGAGATACCTTCTGTGCATATGCCTGGAGGATAGAAAGTTTTTCAGGTAGTTTCAGTTGAGGCTTATCTGAAGTAGTAACAATAAACTTCGTCTTTGCTGTGGTGCGCTTATGATTATTAGTAAACGCCTGTGTATTCATAGGAGCAGAGTTCTCGTCAGGCTTGGCGAATATACCTTCTCCTGCAGTATTGTCATATGTTCTTTGCTCGACACCACCAGTCAATAGATCAAAAGCATTGACCTTATTGTTCAATCCACCTTGCTGCAGCTTAGTTACAGTATCTGTGAATGCTAATTGGTTGTATGCCAGAATGTTTCTTTGAGTGACATCCCGAACAGATCCCTTACGGTTAGTATCAAAGAAGAATGTCTTATTAGATGTTTTGGTTTTATCTAGTGCTTTATTACCATCTTCAATCATCTTTTCAATAGTAGTAAAGTGATAGCCATTTCTATTTTCGAAGAAACAGAAAGAAGAAGATTGGTATTCATTAGAAATCGCACGGCGTCTCAGATAGTCAATAGCTTTGAAAGGCTGCATACGAGTAATGCGACCCTTCTCAATACCCGCTGTTTTATCTACCCGAACAGGCTTTATTGTCTGGAGCTCTGTGGCTAGGATCTGCTCTACGAGATGGTCTACTGTATTCTCATAGTTCTTTGTGACATAACGAGTAGAGTTCTTAACTACCTCAGGAGACATCAACTGTAATGTATAGGTAGCCATCTTATTGTTTTCAGTAAACTTTAGATTGCTTTTCATATTCACTCTGAATAGATATGTCACAGTCTTAGGGAACTTAGGTGATCTGAAAGTGATGCTGACATATTCTTCCCCGATGATTGGGAAGTTTTGGTGAAGACCAACAGAGTCTGCTATTACAAGCTCACAGAATACAACAGGAGAGAGAATGCTTTCGTATATCTCGATGCCTTTGACCTGATGCATTAGATCATAGGTCTTGGTCCCTGCTTCATTAGCAAGGATAATTCGTTGAATATCGATATCGCCTGGAAGTATATCCTTACCAGGAGTTTTGTTGTTCGGAGACATAGAGCCAAGAGCATCATTAACTCCTGCCTTTACAGCACCGACCAAAGTCTTTTCAATACTATTAAAGATGTCGCCTATAAAGCTCATTGAGTATCCATCACACGTTGTAATTCCGACTCAACCTGGTTGCGGTATCTTGCATCAAGAAGTTTTATTTGTTTCTTTTTCTGATTGATTTCATATTCGAAATCATAGCAAGATACAGACTCCCAATAATCAGCTTCGGTTGTCGCCAGAGTTTCAGAAATAGTGTTAACAATGCCTACAGTCGCGGTTGCTCCAGAAGTCTTTCCTACCAGCACATCACTAGGAGCAAATGCCCCTACTAGGTGTTGTATTCCAATGTGTGCATCACCGTCCAGTACAGGATAGGCTACAGGATGAACACACTCACTATATACAGCAGCATTGCTTTGCTTGTAGATTTCTTCGCCCTTAATAAACTCACCTGTGCGGTTTGAGAGAGTTATTTGAACCACCTTGTTAGTGCTGACAGTAACATCTGCCTTGCGTCTCTTATAGCCAGTGATGCCATAGTCTATATCAACTACAGGATCATGATACTTCTTATAGCGAGAGTCGAGAGATTCAAACTGAGCTGGCGTTATGATACCTTCGTCGTTCACCCACTTGGTTCTATAGTATTTGATCTTACGGTTAGCTTCGGCAATGGATCCATACTTGTCGGTAACATAAGCCTCAAAGTCGTCGTCTGACAATGGGTAGTCATAGTAAGGATCAACAATGTCGTTGGTCATCCAGATCAACCAGGAGTATTCAGGAGAATCGTAATAATTCTCTGAGAGGTTGTCTGCTCTATCATAGTCTCTGATCGTGTATGGATAGAAAAGAGTCTTTTCGTTCCGAGTCGTCTTTGAAAGCTGTGCGCGCGTCAATAGGTTGACAGCAGTGTGCCCATTGTAATTAATTAGTGGGAACTTATTGAAATAATTCATGTTGTGCCATCCTGCGGATTGTCTCCGTTGTTAATTCCCGGTACTATGCCAGTGGCCGAGGTCGACAATTCTGTAGCCTTCGTAGTTATTTGGTTCTTAAACTCGTCTGCTGATCCGCCACCCGATGTGCCGCCCCAATCGCTGCTGAGCATATATTCAATCTCTCTCAATGAGATTGAAAGACCGATAGCTACAGGGTGTGAATCGCCTCCGAAGAATGCAGGAACGTTTGATGGGGCGTAGTTGACGTTCACAGCAGACATCATCGTTCTTTTCATTTTGATAATAGAATTATCAGACCAGCCGTGTTGTCCTTTACCCCCCGAGTCCCAAGGATAGAAATTAAACTGAGTCATCATTGGATAAGAAAGGATAGAAGCAGAACCTGATAGTCTATTGGCCGGCAGCGCACTTCTCTTCAAATACTCTACAATGCTTTTAATCTTTCTTGACTCTGTAAGATTGCGAGGATAGAATGTCCAGGAGAAGTTAAATTCTCTGAGAGATGGACCAGTGAACATCACTGATGGGTTAGGGTTAGGAGCAGCTCCAAAGGATTGTTGAATAGCAGAAGCTACTTGATCTGGTGGAAACGCCTCAGCAATACCGCCTTGTACAGCGCCCTGAGCAGCATCTCCAGCAGCTTGACCCAATAAAGCCTGTCCTGCCACACCAGCTACAGCGCCTCCTAAAGCACTTGCTCCACCCGAAATAACATCTCCAGATTTTCTTAGAGCATATGCTGCTGCACCTCCGCCGATGCTTCCATTAATAACATCCCCTGTAGAGGTGAGATCGAGGTTCGTATATCCTACAGCTGTATCATCTCTTAGCTCGGTAGGCAAAGGGAGAATGATTGTTCTGTCGGTTTTAAAATCACCTGGGCTGAGCGGAGTGGGACGCTCGTATGGACCCACTTTAATTTGAGTCCAATACTTACCTAGAAGCGAATTGTATGCATCGAT